CATATCTGGGTAGAATGAATATAAGGTAGAATCTTTATATGGAAAAATTTTATATATTGCCATGTTTTAATTTTATAGTGGTACTACTTTACCTTTAATATCAATATTTGGATATTTAATTTCAAAAATACTAGGATCTAAACTAGGGTATATAATTTTATTTTGTGTAGCTCCTTCTATATCATAAGCATATTGAGAATACCCCGTAGAGGTACCTACTTTATTTGTAAATTTAATATCTTTAACAGTTTGAACTCCATCTATTTTATCTAATCTAACAAGTAAATCTTGTATTAAAATAGGTTGATTAATTTGCCAATTATCTCTATTAAAATATTTTTGCAGCGATTCAATACAAGATAATATTACTTGACTATTTATAAAGTTTGGTAATACTATTATTTCAAAATCAATAGCTATATTAATAACATATGCATCTTTTATTTCAATACTATCACCTATCATTTTATACTGTGATAAATAAGTTCTTAAATTTTCCTTTAGAGTTTTATTAGCATTTATAAATTGACTATCTACATTTTGAGATAAGATATACATGCATAAATTTTCTAAAGTTGTTACAGAATTATCTAATGTTGGTTTTTCAATATATGCCTTAGATATTATACCGTATTCAGAAGGTAAATTTAAAGCCCTAACTATGTAATCATCTAAAGTAACTGTTCTTTGTTGAGTAGCTGTTTGAAGTAATGTATTTTGTCTTATTACTTCATTTGTATCACCTGCTTGACCTCCAGAAGCAGCTACGGGGTTTGTTACAGCTAAAGTACCAAAAATATAATTAGCTGTGTTTTCTATTAGATTATTTTTATTAAATTTTACATTAGAATTATCTAAAGTAGTTAAATCTCCTTCAGGTACATTAGATTCAACACCACCACCAGTTAAATATCTTACTGTTAAAGTAGTATTAGAAGGGGCAATACCATAAGTATCTGTAAATAAAAAATTAGTGGGGGAGTATGCTGATGTGAGTTTATTTTGTTCAAATGGTAAGCCTATACCTATATTGTTGGGGTTGGGGGTTATTAATTCATCTGTATCAGTAGGATTACCTGCCCCAAATTGTATTTGTAAATTATTATTTGCTGTGAATCTTGTAGCAAAACGTCTTTGTACTTTTTTTAGTTGTAAAAGATAGGGTACTTCACCCGCATTTACCACATTATTAGGATCATTAGGATTAGAGTTTTTAATTTTATCATAAACCATTTCTTGACCTAAATAATCTACTTCAGTCCATTTGTTTCCGTCTGAATCTGTAATATCTAATACTTTTACAATGTTAGTATCTGTAATATTAATTGTTGAAAATTGTTCTGGGGTTGTAAATGTAAAAGTTTGGGTATTAATGTTTGAAGATGTTGCTTTTTTTGTTTTCTTTAAAAGATAATACGCTGGTTCATTTCCAGCTATTTGGTATATGTCGACTTCTGTGGGGTCTAATGAACTTGAAAAAGAAAAATCACATTTATCTTCTATTAAAAAACTTATGGAAGGAGATAAAGTAGATGTAATAGTACTATTTTCTTCTATGGTTAAAGCATAATCAAAATCAGGAGCAAAATTCCCCCCACCTAAATCTTTAGCAGGTACTTGTTGATATAGATCTATTTCTACTTGGGCTACCCCTGTTACTTTAGGTTTATACCCAAACATGTAAGCTAATTCGTATAAATTATTTGTTTGTTTAGCTAATGTAGTAAATGTTTCCTGCAATTGGTTATCTAAGTAAAAAGACATTATATCACTTACATAAGCTGCTTGTTCCATAAACATCATACCTGGTGATGTAGGAGAAAAATCATTATAAGTGTTAGGAAAATAGGTTTGAGAAAATTCAATTAACCTATCCCTAATATCAGAAAAATCTCTGTTTAAATATTTTATATCTCTATTTATTTTTGTAGCCATTATGTAAAGTCTATTTCTATAGTATCTGTAATATTAGTGTTATCTATACTATATGTTAATGATATAGTTATTATATTTAAATCTTCTTGTTTTAATATTTCTAAATTACCTACAGATATGTTAGGGAAAAATTGTTGAAGGTCTGAAGTAATTGAATCTTCTAAAAAATCTAAATTATTATCTTCAATTTGTTCAAAAATAAAATCTCTTAATCCTCCTCCAAATGTGGGGTTTAATGGTCTTTCTCCTGGATTTGTAAGGAAGTAATTTATAAGGTTGTTTTTGGTAGCTTCTTTAGTAGTAAAATTAGATTTAAAAACACCTCTAGCAGAAAAAGGTATATTTATTCCTACAGCAGCACTTTTATTAAAGTCAATTGGTGATATTTGTCTAGCACTAAATGCCATTATTTAGTCATTAATCCCACTATTTGATCCATATTAACTTCTCCTGAAGGTAAGGCTCCATTAGGTGAAGTAGTATCTACAGAACCTTGGGGGTTAAAAGGTTTATTACCAAACCCTTGAGCATGTGAGCTATTCATATTTAACCCTGTTTCACCTATAATATCCATATATTTTTGTCTTTGTTCAGCTAATGATTTTTTAGGTGTTTGTGTGACAGGTGAAGGTGTAGTTGATGTAATGTTTTCTTGTATAGGTTGTGAAACCACAGCTTTAGGTGCTTTAACTGCCTCTAGTAAAACTTCCTTTAGCTCTTCTTGTATAGCCTCTCTAACGGCTTCTTTAATTATTTTTTTAAGTGCTTCGGTTTTCATGTTTGTGTTTGTTATAAATATTATATTAATCTGCTTTTAAATCATTTTGTTGTATATAAAATACTAATTCATCTATTAATATTTGATCATTAGAAGAAAATGAAGGTTCTCCTTGAAGCATAATTACTCCTGATTTGTTTTTTGCTATGGCTCTTCTTCTTTTTAAACTTTTTTCTGTTGTTCCTTTTACAGGTATTACATCCATTTCAAACCCATTTACATTAGTTACTACTGGGGATTTTTGTTGAGATTGTTCTTGTGTGGCTTCTAATAAATCTTTTGATAATTGTTCTTGGGGTAATTGGCCTTCTATAGCACATCCTTGAATTAAACTATCCATTAATGATAAATAATTGAGAATTTGTTGTAATACTTGTATTAAAATAGTTAGTACTAATAAAGTAGCAGATGATATTAATTTATATTTTTTTAATCTTTCTCGTATTATATCTATGTTTTCTTTAATAAGTTTTGAAAGATCAGGAGCTCCAAATCCTGCTACAGGGAATGGAAGATAAATACCATTTAATACTTCAACTACAATTTGAGCTACTGTAATAGTAGTATCTAAAACTTGAACTCCTACTTTAACTGTAGTTAAAAATTGCATTATGTTATTTAAGGCCTTAGTTAATTTATTTTTTTTTCTTATTAAATCATTTAATTCATCTAAATTTGCAGGGCAAGTAGCATTCATATCTCCAAATTTTTTACCTATTGCTTCACTTGCTTTTGTTATTCCAAATTGAGCTATTAAGGTTAATACTTGAGGAAGTAAAACAGTTTTTATCTGTTTGATTAAATTATTCATGGCTTGTTGCTTAGCCATTTCTACATCCATTTTAGATAATTGTAATGCTTTAATTTGAGGGATGGTAAGAGGAAGTTCTTCATCAATTGCTTCTTTTAAATCTAATTTAGAAGGTTTTAAAGTAATAATACCTAATGCTCCTTGGTTTTTAAATTTTTTAGATAATGTAAAAGGATTTATGTTTTTTTGACCAAAATTTTGGGCATATATGTTTATGGTAAATATTTCTCCTGAAGTGTATTCTCCTATTAGGTTAAATTCTCCATCAGGAGTTGTATTAGTAGTATCTCCTAAAGTAGATGTTATTGTAGCTCCTGGTATTGGTTGGTTATTTGTATCTACAACTTGACCAATTATAATATATCCTAAAGTTTGATTAGTATTAGCCATTATAATGTTTTACTTATTTTAGATAAAATTCGGGAATTACCATTTGAGTCTAGTTTTACACTTTCTATAATTCTTTCTAAAGAGGTTTCAACACTGCTAGCTACAGTAGAAAGTGAGTTATCAGGGACTGGTCCTCCTCCAGGCCAATTTTGTTGATATTTTAATACTTCTACTAATTGTTTTAAATTAGTACATAAATTAAATAACTCAGTTCTTAGTGTTTCTCCTTTAACTAGAGGTTCTGTTGCTTCTTTACCTCCTAATTTAATAGTAGTTCCTACTTTTACAACAAAATTAGATGTAGTGTCAAAATTAAAACCTTTTATAGCTTCAAAACTAATTGTTCTATTTGAACTTAATAAAATATGGTCAGTTTTTGAATTAAGTAGTAAACGTCCTGAGTTTATTATTACTTGGTTACCTATATAAGAATTGGGTGTTGTTGGGATTTCATTTTCTTTTTCAGTATATGAACTATATCTTACACCATTAAATAATACAGGATTTGTTATAATTGGAATTTGTTGAGTAGAAGTTAAATAAATAGAAGATTTATCTCTATTAATATCTTCTGTTATAGGAGTAAATCCTACTGTTGATGAAGGTGTTGGGTTTTGACCATTTCTAATTAAAATAATAGGATCTCCATTATTTTTGTTTTGAGACCAATTATTATATACCGCATAGCTACCTGTGTTATTAAAATTAGCATTAGAAGTACTGCTAAATCTAATACTATTTCCCCATCTACCTTCATGTATTACATCCCCTTGTTGAGGAAGTAAAGGTTTAATATCAGATTTTTCTTCAAAGGTATTTTGATCAATATTAAAAGGACTATTTAATATAGTTGAATTTTTTCCTGATGGGTTGGGTTTTGTTGGGTTAGGGTAGGCATTATGATGGGGGTGATTCCATATTTTAAAACTATTTAAATAGTAATAGGATTTACTAGATTGACTACCTCCTATATTTGCATTAGGTCCTAATATTAATAATACTAATTCATTAACTAAGGGATATGATATTATATTACCATTAAAGGGTCTTGCGGTATTTCCAGTATTTGAACCTTGTAAATTTTCAAGTTCATAGAAAATTGTTCCTATGCTTGGAAATCCCCCTAATTCTAAGAATTTAGGATGATTAGGGTTTAGGATAATGTCTGTAACTCGGGCAATTTTAAATTGGGATCTAGTACTATCAGATAAATTTCCTAAAAAGGAAAAAGATGGATACAGTATCTTATTAGATCTTTCGGGCATTATTCTTCTTTTTTAGGAGGTAGTTGTAAATTTTGAATTTCATTTAACAGTTGTTCTTTTTCTGCTTCACTTATACCAAATCCATTATCCTCATTACCCTCGTTTGCAAATATACGTTGAAAAATAGTAGCAACTTTTATAAGTGCTTCATCATTTTTAATGCCTAATTCCATGTACTCTTTAATAAGTGGTACTATCATTGTAGCATCACCTATATCGCTGATTAATGGTTTTAGTTCATTGATTAATGCACTAATTTGGGTTTCTTTTTTCTTTTGGTTATCGTAGATTTCTTTAAGTAAATCTGAGTATGATTTTTTACCGAATATATTTTTGTCTAAGTGGCTCATAATTATACGTTTTGTTCATGTATAAATATGATTAGTTAAGATTTTTCAAAATCTATATACCCTGTTTCTAAATAAAAAATATAGTTATTTTTAAATAATCCATATAGTTTAGTAGCTATTTTGGTTATTTTAGGTGTTTTAACTTCTAAACCGTGACTAGCCATTATTTCTCTAATATAGATGTATAATGCCTTTTTATTAAATATTTCTAAATTTTCTCTTTTACGAAATAGTTCTAATATTGCATCTGCTACTTTAGCATCATTTCCCTTTGGAAAAAATATGTTAAATCTATCTTCAACATACTTTACATAACTATCTATAAAAATAGATAATTTGTCTTTTTCTTTTTCTTCACCCATTTGATATGAATAGTTATCATCCTTATACAATTCATCTACAGGTGCTTTTTGAACTCGTTTTTTGTAATTTTTTGTATTATATACTATTAACCAATTTTTTGTTATAGTACCAAAATAAGAATATGCTTTTGCTCCATTATCTGGGTTGAATAGATGTAGCTTAGAAAGTAAAAAGGTTATTACCTCATGTTGTAAATGTTCTATTTGATCTACTTCTGTATAGTAAAATTTAAAAGTATGAATTATGTTTTCTGTTAATTTGAAAAAAGCATAGTGAATTTCATCTCTGTATATTTTGCTTCTAATTTCTGGGTTTGGTTCATTGTTATATCTAACAATAGCTTGTTCGGTATCTTTAGTAAAGTAGTTTTTACTCTTGGGTCTTCTTTTTCTAGCCACGGTAATCATTTTATTTCTTTTAACTTGAAATCGTTTAAGATGTCTTGAATCTTCTGGATGGAATCAAAAAATTGTCCAACCTCATCATCAGATTTAAATGTACCGGCTCGATCTATTTCTTTGAGTTTTTTATCAGATGCATCTATTGTTTTA